CTAATATTCGATCTTGAAGCGAATGGTCTACTAAAAGATGCAACTAGAATACATTGCATAGCTTACTATGATGAAGATGCTAAAGAAATATTATCGTATAATGATGAATGTCCTGGAAAAGGGATGTCGTCTCCTATTGTTCGAGCAATACAGTACATCGAGCAAGCTGATGTTATTGTTGGTCATAATGTTATTGGTTATGATCTACCAGTTATTAGAAAGCTTTATCCCTTTTTTGAACCTCGTGGTACTATTATTGATACCTTGCTCCTTAGTCGCCTCTATCATCCACGACTTATGCGAATAGATCAAGAACGTAATTGGAAACACATGCCATTGCAATTATATGGGAGACATTCATTAGAAGCTTATGGTTATAGATTAGGTGAATACAAAGGAGAATATGGAAAGACTACAGACTGGAAAGAATGGAGTCAAGAAATGGAAGACTATTGTATTCAAGACGTTGCAGTTACACAGAAATTATGCGACCACTTCCGCCCTTACCTGACTGGCTCCAAATGGAGCACAAGGTAGCAGAAATATTAACACAACAGGAGATTAATGGATGGTACTTTGATGAACGAGGAGCTCAGGAACTTGAATCAACTCTCAGAAGAGAGCTGGAAGAAACTACTGAGTTACTTCGAAGACAATTCCCTTACGTTGCAGGAGCGTTGTTCACTCCTAAACGAAATAACGCACGGCAGGGATACATAGAAGGAGCTGAACTACAAAAGTTAAAAGATTTTAATCCTACATCAAGAGATCAAATAGCATGGATACTCCAGACGCATTTCGACTGGACACCGACCCAGATGACGGCAACCAACAAGCCTATCATCGACGAGACTACTCTGAGCGAGATAGACAATCCATTTGCCAAGCACTGTCTAAGACTTTTAGATCTGACGAAGAAGCTTGGAATGATATCAGAAGGCGTGAACGCATGGCAGAAGCTATGTACGAATGCTAGTAGGATTCATCATCATTGCTCTGTAGGTTGTGCTACTCACCGAGCATCACACCGAAACCCAAACCTAGCACAAGTACCTAGTGATGAAAGATTCCGTCGTTTGTTCACGGTTCCGCCAGGTATGGTCATGTGTGGAGCTGATCTTTCTGGTATTGAGCTTCGGATGCTTGCTCATTACCTCGCACGTTACGACGGCGGTAAATACGCGGATGTCTTACTTAACGGCGACATCCACCAAGAAAATGCTGATAAAATTGGAATCAGTAGAAGACAAGTTAAAACAGTTACCTACGCATTCTTATATGGAGCAGGAGACAAAAAGATCGGCACATCCTTCGATGGTAGCCTTGGGGAAGCTGAAGCAACAAGAAAGGGTAAGGAAATTCGCAATGCGTATGTTGACGCCATTGAAGGTCTTTCCGATCTCCTTGAGGCTGTTGAACGAGCTTCGGAAAGAGGTTATGTCCGTGGACTCGACGGTCGTTATATCAGCGTTGACAAAAGGCACGTCGCGCTCAACTACCTCCTCCAAGGATCAGCGGCGGTCATCGCCAAAAGATGGATGGTATTAGCCAATGAAAATTTACAACCAAATACTAGACAACTTGCATTCATTCATGATGAATTACAATTTGAAACGAGCGAGGAAGAAGTAGATGACCTCAAATTCCACCTCGAATGGTCAGCAGTTAGAGCTGGAGAATACTACAAAGTTAGATTACCTATCGCTGCTGAAGCAAAATCAGGAAAAACTTGGGCTGATGTCCACTGATACTGGACATAAAGGCGCTATTAATGAACTTCTTGTTGCTGCAGAAGCTATGAAAAGAGGTGCAAAAGTTTTTAGAAATCTTGCACCAACTGGCGATACAGACTTAGTTTTATTAAAAGACGATAAGTTATTAAGAGTAGATGTTAAACATTTAAATTATGACCCAAGATGGTCAGGAACTTTTCAGCCTAATAATCATACTAAACCAGCTCCTAATGTTATTATTGCTTATATAAACCCTGCTACATGGAAAATAAACTGGAGCAAACGTCATACACCTGAAGGATGGGAGGATTTCTGGGATTGAAATTATTAATTGACGCTGACTTCATAGTCTATAAGTCTTGTGCTGCTGCTGAAACAGAAATCGATTGGGGTGACGATGTAATATTGGTAACAAGTAAATTCTCAGATGCATTAACTGCAACTAATAGAGAGATCAGTAAATTAAAAGGACATTTCATGTGGGATGTTCCTTCTGTGATCTTATTCTTTTCTGATTCAGTAAATTTTAGAAAAGAAATTTTACCTGGATACAAAGGACACCGTAATCGTAAAAAACCGTGCGGATACAAAAGAGTTATCAACGCACTGAAGAATCAATATGAAGTCATCATAATGCCTACATTAGAAGCTGATGATGCAATGGGTATCTATGCTACACAACATCCTGATTGTTGTATTTGTAGTCCTGATAAGGATATGAAACAGATACCAGGCAGACTCTATAACATGGAGGATTCCACACTAATAAAAGAATCTGATGGTGCTAAATGGCATTTAATTCAATCGATGGCAGGAGACCAAACTGATGGTTACGCTGGTATACCTGGAGTCGGCGTCAAACGTGCTGAAACTATCTTCGAAACTAAAGGTTATAGTTGGAAAACTGTAGTTGAATCCTTTGAAGAGAAAGGCATGACAGAAGATGATGCTCTAGTTAATGCTAGACTAGCAAGAATACTTACAGTAGAGGATTATGACTTCCAAAACAAACGACCAATACCCTGGACTCCCAGCGCCGATTACAGAATTGACGATGGAACAGGACCTAAAGTTGAGGCTGTTGTATGACAGTATAACAAACCCAGCTACTAAAAAAGAAGATATTGTTACAGTATTTATGGCGTTGCAAGAGCAGTGCTATGTATTATCTAATTCACTCACAAATTTAGTATCAAAATGGCCAAAACCCCCCTCTCTCCCAGCTACTACAAGCGGGGATCCATCCAAGTCTGGGATTTTATTCGTGATCAAGAACTCTCATTCCACTTAGGGAATGCCATTAAATATATATGCAGATCAGGTCATAAAGATAATGAAATCGAAGACCTAGAAAAAGCAATTGTCTACCTACAAAATGAACTCACCCATGTCAAGCGTAAGAATCTATCCAGACACAACGAAACAGACGTTCTTGTCTTCTCAGGCACAGGAATTCAGGGAGGTCTATCAGATCATGAATTCAAAAACAGTTGCCACGCGGACTAGACAAAAGAACTTAATCATTGAAGAATTCAAGGAGTTCCTTGAAGCGGAAGGTATGTTGTTCAGGGATAATCGACAACTACATGCAGACTGTCTTAAAGAATTAGCTGATCTTGTTTATGTCTGCTACCAATTCGCAGCAAACATGGGATGGGATTTAGATAGAGCTATGGATAAAGTACATGAAAGTAATATGTCCAAGCTCGATGAATATGGAAAACCAATATTTAGAGAAGACGGTAAAGTATTAAAAGGACCAAATTATTCACCACCAAATTTAGAAGAACTAGTCTAATGACAAATTTCATCTCCCGCACAGGGCGGGTGCAAAACTGGATTGATAATCCTGAAGGACGTCTACCCGTGTCATGTACTGTCTTTGTTGTAGAAGACTCTATGGAGGGGAAGGATGGAATCGAAGCAAGCTGGCGATATGTCAGCCATGGACTCCGTTATGGAGCAGGAGTTGCGGTCCATTTATCTAAGCTCAGACCCAATGGAAGTGAAAACGGAAAGGGTCTTACGGCTTCTGGACCAGTATCATTTGCAAAAATCTACTCACAATTAAATGAAACACTTAGAAGAGGTGGCACGTATAAGAACGGCGCTGTTGTATGTCACCTTGACATTGACCACAGCGATATCCTTGAGTTCGTGCGGGCTGATCGGACTACCCTTGCCTGGGTTAAAAGATGCGTCGACCTTACAGAAGAAGGTTGGTTCAATGCAGGAACTGAAGTTAGAGACGCCATCCTTCACGGGATCAAGTCAGGAGACATCTGGCTCAACAAAATAAAACACGATAATAATGGGGAACGTATCTATGG